CTTCTAAGGATTCGTGCTCAGGGTTTGCACCACTGTCAATCAGGTTATTGATTCGTGCTAACTTGTCATGCATACGTACACGTAAGCCATTGATTGCACCGCCAGGTGCTTGTGAAATATTCTTAGGACCATAGTCCTTATGCTTGCTCAGCAACAACTCAGACAACTCATTGACTGTGTTGCTCAAGTGCACCTCTAGGTGGAGTTCGCGTGCAATAGAGGTATCGTTAAGGTTATCTTTAGCCGACCGTCTTGATTCTGATACGACTCTATCTGTAATCCCAGTCCTGATACGTATTGGATAATCTGCCATATTTCTTCATTCTCCATCTTCCAAGAGGCGTTTAAGTTCGTCATCAATTCCTATCATACTTGAGTCAACTATCATATCTTCTACCACATTCATTATCTGAAGTGGGTTAGTCTCTGCTGTAAACAAAGTAAGATAGGTTGACTCTGTTATCTCTTCAATCTTTTCTGGTTCATTAGAATACTTATATAAACATTTCAACAAAGAACCAATCATTAACCTATAACCATTCGGAAGTATAAGTGCTGGGTCAAAGTCTTCATCTTCTTCAAGCAAGTGGTCAATTGCTTCGAACACATTCTCAAACAACTCACCACACTGAGGGCATTTCTTTATATCATTCTTCATTTGTTAAGCCCATCTTTTCTTTAATGAAACTCGCACCGTACTTTGTGTACGCCGAATTGACATCTTCCCCGTCACCGAATCCCACGATAGTGACTGGTAACTCTCTTGCCAAACTGTTTGCAAACTCTCGCCCTGGTCCGTCTCCGTCTGCGAAAACAAAGATTCGTTCGAAGTCAGCAAGTAATCTTGTGTAGTGTTTCTTCCAAGAGTTTGCTCCTGGTACTCCGACGCATGGGATTCCAACACATCGTGACATAGTAAGGGTATCGAGTTCACCTTCGCATACTCCAATCCAATCACCTGCTCGTTCAATATCTAATACGTTGTACATCTTTGTGTCTGCACCTACCATGCCCATATACTTGGGTTCAACAGCAGGGTTGAGTGAGCGAAAACGTATGTCAACAACACCTGACTTAGTCACATAAGGTATACTAAGTCTGCCAGTATACTGCTCATGTCCTGCCTCAGGCTCCGCGACTACGCCTAATCGTGCCAACCGTGCCACTTCCAGAGTTATACCTCTGCTTCGAAGGTAGTCTTCTGCCTGATAAATGCTTTCCTGATACCGCTTGGACGCTATGCCCAAGAGTTCCTTCTGCGAATTTTGCTGCGCCACGTATGTCACACCCTTCTTGTTGTGCAATAATTTGTAAACTGTTTCCTTGTACACCACATGCGAAGCATACGAATAAATTCTTATCTAGATTTGCAGTACCTGACTGGTGACTATCACTATGAAAGGGACACTTCAAGTTTGCTTGCCCATGGTCACGACGTAGGCTAGCACCATAGTGTTCTAGCACCGCCTTGATACTGGGCAAGTCATTCACCGAAGACATCTCCTAATCTTAATACTAAATATGAATCGGCTATTGACTTTCCTCTAGCCTTGATAAGTACCGCTGGGAGGACGGTGTTACGGTCGAGCCCCCTTGCTTCCGCATAATGCGTTGCTTCAATCTGTGCTTCTTTTGTCCACCCACTAAGGTCAATGGCGTTACCTGCACCTGGTGCTTTACATTCGATAACGCCAATGCTTCCAAGGAAGTCTTTGCGGACAACAACGTCGCCCTCATCTCGTGCACCTGTTCGAGCAAGTCGTTCACTATCGTATCCATTTGCTCGAAACCAGTCTCGTATGTCTGTTTCATACGTCGCACCTCTAGCCTTGTGACTCTTCCTTGTTGTCATCTTTATCCTCAAAGGTAGGTAGTTCCATCTCTTGAATTGCATTTCGTAATGACTGTTCGAACTTAGATGTGATTGAACCTGCTGCATCTTGCCAGCCCTGCACGTATGCATCTTGCTGTAACTTCTTTAGTGTATCATCTAGTAACATTATTCTCCTCAAACATTCTCTGGTATATCATCAATAAACATGTACTCAGGATTAAAAGCAACCCATGTCATGAGTCCTCCTCCTGCGTCAGCCCTACCGTATCTATTCTTAACAGGTGCAACACCCATAGAAGTACCAACAACGCCGAGGGTACATATAAGAGCAGGAAGTTGAGCAACCTTACCCTGAATAGCCGACCTGGGTTGACACGGGCTGCCTGGGACAGCCTCCGAAGTGTGGTGTAGTACAACCACTGCAGCATTAGTCGCTCTCGCAAGATACTTTAACTCCTTCATGATTGCTCGCATTGAAGCGAACTCTTCTCCACCATCGGTGGCTACATCCATTAAGTTATCTACTACAATCAATGTAGGTGGGCAACCCCATAGTTCTTCAAAGGCTTGCACTTCTTCATCAATATCTTGTAGTGTTGGTGCTGATTCAAATGACCATACAATGTGGCTACCCTTTGCAAGTGTTGCCTTTGTCCAACCATGGTCTGTATTCATCAATGCTTCAACGTCAGTCTGTGACTTACCTGAAATCATTGAGGCTAATCGCATAGCCATTGTGTGTGCATTGGTATCTGCTGAGATATAAAGTGTTGGAACTTTCATCTTCAACGCTAAAGCCAGTGCTAGTGTTGACTTTCCGACTCCAGGCGCGGCTGCGAACATCGAAACCTCAGAGCGCCTAATGATAATCTTGTTACTTTCGAATGCCTTAAAGCAACTAGGGAGCGGTTCTCCACCGATACTGGAACGACCAACTGAGCGGACAAGTGTACGCATCCTTCATCATTCCCTTCTTTATAGAAAGAACGCAGCCACCTCTGCGGTGTGCGTCGGTAACTGCGTTCTCTCATCTGCCTAATTAAAACGGAGCGGTTGTCATTGCTTTGCGGACATTAACATCGAAGTGCTTAAGTGTCTTACCACCGCCACGGTCTTCGATAGATGTGAACTTAACAGCAAGATAGTCTCCCTGTTCAGGTCGCTTCTCTGCTAGTGCCATCTTCAATCGCACTTGACCAGCAGTCAATGTGCGCTCACCTTCACTAGTGTGAAGTATAATCTTTGGTGCAATAGTACCATCGTCCCATGTTTGTAGTCCGACACTTAGTACTGTTCCTTCTACTGAGTCACCAATGTTTTTGAAGTTAACATAAGTGCCACCTGATTCATTCTTGAACTCAGGATTATCCCAAATACTCATCTCTTGCCTCTCGTTAGTTTACTGGTTTGCATTGGTCTGGAGTCCCCTGTGGGGTTGGGCATGCCCAGAAAGCGTAAGGCTTCCCAGTGTTCTTGCTCACTCCCTGTCGGAAGATTCTGGCTCCGTGTACGCATGTCGGGCTCGCTGTCCCTGATGGTGTGATTGCGCTTGGTGGAGGTGTAAACGACGGAGCCTGCACCTGGGGTTGAGCGGAGTAGGTGGATGGCGCTGTGTTTACTGTTGAACTTGTGGTCCCCAAAGGGGCTGCATTGTAAGCACCAACAACCAATCGTTGTACGGCTGCTACTTGTGTTGAGTAATCACCAATGCCTTCTAGTAATACGCTAAGTTCATCAGCAGTATTAGCACGGATATTAATCATATCCCCAGCAGGTGTCTTGTAACTGACTTGCAGTTTCCAGTCTTCCATTTGTTATCCTATCTTCGTTGAGAACGTACAGTAATCTGTAAGTCCACATTTATATTGGCAGTTGTTTGTGTTCGGTAAAAATATTCCAGCCTTACGAGCCTTGTCAAAACCTGAAACAAGGTACTCAAGTTTATCCTCTGTATACTTCTCGAGGCTAACAAGAGGTGACACACCGTGCTGACGTGCCATCCAATAGGTCCCCCACTTAACATCGATACCAAAGGTCTTTAGTAATCCGACCTTATAGAAGCCGAGTTGAAGTGTATTGGTTGGTGTTTGCTGAGAGGTTTTCAAGTCGACGATTACAAGTTCGCCATTGACTTCAAACACCCTGTCAAGAATCATCTTGACTGGCACGCCAGCAAAATCAGGTAACATCGCTAACTCAATTGCTGGTACACCCTGTGGTGTCTTCCACAGTTTCCAGTCAGGGTTAGCCTTGCGCCAATCAATATACGCTTGGACCCATTGAGGTCCAGTTGACTGCCAGAAAGTAACATCTTCCTTATTCGGGTTAGCCTTAGTAGCACGACCACCAACACGAGCGTTGGTTAGGTCCTTGCCCTCAGACTCTAGAGCCCAGGCTTTATCCCATAGTTGGCTATTCAGCATGCTCTAAGTCCCACAATTCTGTCGCTGTATGAAAGGCGCTTCCGCCTACTGACCAGACTGATGGTGCCTCAGGTACCTGCATTAGTCGCCCAAGGTAGTACTGATATCCACAGTCAATATATGTGCTGAACGCTGAGTAACTCACGTGTTCAGGTAATTCGTAATCTCCAAGTTGTATGCTCATGACTTAATTTAATCATACTCAGTCTATCTTGTCAAGTATTTTTTATCCTTGACATTCTCTTGAATCAGTGTATAATTAATTATATATACTATATAAGAAGCCCTTAAGGGGCTTCTATATATTATATAATAATATATATATTATAGGAGATAATACTATGTTGCAAACATTTCTGATGGTCTTGCTTGGTCTGGCAACCCAAGATATATTCTATGAGTTAATCAACCGATACAAGAGATACAAGTTTAACAAGGACGTAGAAGCCCTATGGGATTTAGCCGAGGACTTTGAGGCTGACGACGAGGACATTAAGTAACCTCAAGATACGACAAAAGACCCCCCAACCTAGGGTGATTACCTTAGGAAGGGGGGTTTCTTGTCTTAAAAGGGGCTTAGAAGGCGTTTAAAGCCTACTCCTTGGAGCCTAATCCATACTCTGGTTCTGTCTTATCCAATGCTTTAGCAGCAGGTCCTGCCAAGGATGCCAATGCAATTGAGATTGCTGGCTCTAGTCCTAACTCGTTACCTGCTAGGAATGTTAGGAAGGATACAAGCACACCACGGAAGTATGACTTCAGTACTGCCTTCTGCTTTTCAGTTAGTGTTAGTTTCATTTTTTCGCTTTCTTCTTTGGTAGGGGCTTTAGCATAGATGCTGCTAACCTGGCTTGGTCAGCGGTCTTATACACTGGTCTGTCTAACCATGGGAACCAAGGAGAAGTGTCGTTCCCACAGGTATCCTTGATTGATATATGTAAATGTTTATTGTGAGGATTGCTACCAGTGTAAGGCTTATCGCCTCTACCAGGAATCCATATCTGACCTTTAAAGATTAGATACTTGACTCGCTTATCCTTCTTGAGTTCCTTGTAGATATCATGGCAATCGATACCTCTGGCAGGGTCATGAGTTAAATCGACAGCAAGACCTGTGTTATGGTCGCTGTTCGGGTTCTGTGCCAGATGTGCTTTCGACGGTAGAAGTCCATCGGATACTTTCGAACGCGATGGTGCTATCTTGGTGGCTTGTCGAAGGACAGCAATAGCGGCAGGTGTGGCTTTCTTGGCAACAGGCTTCATTCATTTCTCCCCCGTTGTAGCATCATCTGATATAGGACTTCTACTTTTTCCTCGAGTCTAATGACCGAATCCTTTAGGCTTGAGCCTGAGTTTGGTTTCAATTCATAAAGGTAATGCTTAACTAACCATCTTACAGAGCCAGCAAATGCTGACACTATTGCTATGATAGATATGATTAGTCCAGCCCAGTTTGATGCGGTCATTGTTTGCGCTCCTAAGAGTTAGATTGTTCTGATGGTTAGTAGAAGTATTCCGCCGAACCCAGAGAATCTTTTATCGCTAGGTGTTCGGTTGATGAATTGCATTTGTTCGATTATTCCAAGATAGGTTTCACCTGTTCTGAAATCCTCAATCTGTATTGTATCTCCATTACTTTCAGTTGATTCAAGGGCAATCAACTTATCGTATGCTGAGTTTTCATGTCCAACTTGTACACCAAATGAATCCATCTCCCTGTCATAACATGCCAGTGGATACTGGAAGAGCCGTTGCCGTGGAACGGCAGGCAGAGACTTGAGTTGATAGCCATTTAACTCGGGACCCAATGCTGGATTAGTAGTTGAGCGGGACAAAGTAAACTTAAATGATAAAGATTCCCGTGAACCACTTGGTTGGGAAACTCCTACCTCTGGGGTAAAGTCACCTTGCCCCATAGTTCCAATTGTGTATTCGTTACCAGAAGCACTAACTGAGGTGATTACAAGTCCGCCACTAGTGTTGTTTACGAGTGCCTTGATTGTTTTAAATATCTTATTCTCAAGAGTTCCGTATCTAATCTTACCTGTTTTAACATAGCCAGTACTCATCAAGTTAGCAGTATCCTCACGATACACGTGACCGTCACCACCACTAGCATATGCTGTAACAAAGGCTAGGTCATCTGTTCCATTAAGGAATGCGCATGATGTTGTTGGATGTGCAGTATCTATTGGTACTGTCCCGCCAAGTGTCGTGTCATAGTATAGGTCGTTTGCGTATGCAAATCTTAATGGTTCAATTTCTCGTTCTAGGTCGATTCTAATAGTGCCAGGTTCCCCTGCAACGCTAGTCGCGCACCATACGAAATGGTCACGAGCAGCGAAGTCATAGCATGGCTGAGTTGTTTCAACAATTAGTGGACCATAAGTAAGGGAGCCATCTTGGTCGGACACAGTTGCAACACGTATACCCTTGTCAGTTCCAATTAACATCTTGCCAAGGTAGTAGAATATCTTAAAGACACGTTCACCTAATGGCATTTCTGCTGCAGTAATTGCTGATGTCAGGACAGGCATGGCACCAGTCGTGGTTGTTAGTGTAAACTTCTGGATTGTAGATTGGATACCATTGTATCCTGCAAGATAGATTGCTGGACCTGATGCTGCTATACTTGTGTATACATGTGTAGATGATGGGTGCGTATATATTGCTGTCGGCATAGATGATTGTGCTGGAGAGAATTCATACACGGCATTGTTCGCAGCCATGACAAGACGGTCTTTAACGTACTCCATTGTTGCGTTAGTAACTTCAATTGAATTACTATAAAACATTTCAGTGCCTGCTGGAGTTGTCTTGCCCTCAGTTAGCGGCTTCTTCTTAACAGTCAAGCGTTGGTTCCCACCTTGTAGTCTGTTGGTTACCCAATAGGCAGTAGTTCCATCATCACAGATTGCATGTATTGCACGCTCTGAGCCTGAGTTATAATCAACAAAGTGTGTCAGGGTGCTAGATGCTGTACCGTTAGGAGTTACCGCAGTTGAAGATATAGTTCCAACGTATGTCTTAGCATATGAAAATGTTGTGCTAGTCACAGCAGTAATTTCATATTCGCCATTAAAGGTTGCATCGACTCCAGTTACATTAACCAATGTGCCAATTGTATACTTATGTGTTGCACTTGTTGTAAGCGTAGCAACATTAGATGCTAATGCTTTAGTTGTGATTGAATAGACAAGTGGGTTGTATACCTTGTCAACATCAAATTCATCATGCAATAGAACTGATGGTACATCATTAAACTTAATAGAACGCAAGAATTGGTATGGACGACCATTGCTTGCAATAGCACCAGTAGTAACATGGTTTTCGATACAGGAATTAAGTAGTGTTACCTTACCCTTATCCCATACGTTAACACCTTTACTGTCGTTAAAGCGATAGCCAACTGTTTCACCAGCAGATGGGTCGTAGTAGTTAATGCCAGAGCCGCTGTGGAAAGATGACTGTGAACGTACCCACCAACCAGTTATTGACTGCTCGCCTGGTTCATTACTTTGGTCAATCTGTTGCTTACGATACGGTGCTGTCTCTCTACGATAAGGAGTCTCATCATTTGTCATAAGAAAGAATGGTTGACCATTAATTGCTATGTCATATGATTCAGCGTTATTAGTATAACTTGTTATAGATGAAGGGTTGCTGAGTTCATAGGGAATACCCTCTGTAATATCATCGCCGTATGCCATGTTTCTCCCTTACCATTTGCCTAGTGGACAAGTTGCTGGTTCTAATTTAGTTTTCATATACATAAAGCAACCACATTCCTTGCATGTAGAAGTAAGTTCTACAAGTTGAGGACATGCTTTACAGATATCAAATCTGCGCTCTGCTTCTTCTTTAGTAGCCCTTGGTGTTCCATTAAACATATCCCAAGGCTTGACATCATCACCCATTAACAAGGAACCTGTGGTGTGCCTGGGTATCCACTTGTTGAACACGCAGTATAGGAAACGCATGGCGTTCCTCCGCTTTGGTCTGTAGTAGATGTAAATTGTGAACCAGTATTTGTTGTGCAATACCATGTAGTTGTTGAACCGCATGACTGGCTTTCAGTTTCTGTAGTACTACTAGTTTCAGTGTAGGAAGAACAATCAGATGCCGTGCATGTTCTTGTTCCAGTAACTGTACGTGTGCGTGACTGTGTTCCGCCAACACAGGGTGAGTACCCTGACCATGCGCCATATGTATAACTCCATGCACCACATGTAGGAGTACAAGTTGGTGGTGGCGGAGGGGGTGGCGGTGGTGGAGGTGGCTCTACTGGTGGAACAATGCCACCTGCAATAATTCCGTATAAAAGATTTATCATTAGGCTGACAAGTCTCCAGTAGCAATAAATGTATTGCTTCCAGTGCAGATGATTGCCACTACTGAGTTTTGTGCACGAAAGTTAAGGCCAGGAGTTGCAGAGATTGTTACCCCAGCACCTGCTACTAGCGCACTAGCGCCAGTACCTAGTCTGGCAATATAAACAACATCTCCCTGTGAGAATACGCTAGGTGGTACTGTAACATTTGCTGTACTAGATGAAGTCACAACAACCATCTTACTCTTGTCTGTTCCTGTAAGAGTATATGCAGCAGTCTGTGAGTTAATTGCAACACTGGATACTGGGAATGTAATTACTGGAGTATTAATAGTTGGAGAGGTTAATGTCTTATTGGTAAAAGTTTCAGTACCAGTTAATGAAGCAAAGTTATCATCAGTCATTGCTGTATTAAACTCTGCTCTAGTGCCAGTAAGAGTATTGCTTGTTAGTGAGATTGACTTATTAGTTAAAGTTACAGTAGATGATGCCGTCATTGCTGAGTCTACACCAGTAGTAAAGTAAGTTAAGTCATCACTTGTAAGTACATGCTTTACCTGTGCTCCACTATTGTGTGCTACTGCTGCTGTTCCAGCCCGTCCTCTTACAACTGTTATTGCATCATTTGATACTGGATTAGTTGATGCTGAGTATACAAAAACAATCTCTTCATTTGCTGTATCAGGGTCAATAGCAAGGGTAAATTGGTCTCCAGCAGAAAGACTAAAAGGAATCAAAGTTGCTGCTGTTCCAGTTACAACATTGATTGTTGTTGCACTATTTGAAATACCTCCACCAGCGAGTTCTGTTTCCTGGCTAACACTTGAGTATCTTCTTGGCATTTGTCTTCCTTAGCGTGAGTAGTGGATTTTAGTAGGGTACTGACCTTGCAAACGGCTTGCTTCTTCACTGAGTCGTTGCTGATATAAAGCGTAAACATACTTCGATGCTGATGCACTAGCGTTAGAAGGAATCTTAGTATCGGCTGTGTCCGATTCGGCAGATGTTAAGTTTAATCTTCCAGCATCTACGAATGATAGCAGCCTTGCTGCTGCTCCTAAAGTAATAACATCACGTGATGTATCTGGTAGACCAGTGACATCTCCGAACTCATCTGAGCCAGAATCAAGAGTATTAGGTGCTGCGGTATACCATACCTGCACTGTGCGACCAGGAGTAATGCCATCGTAAATTGAGATAGAGTTGTTTGAGTTGAATGATGCAGCGTTTGCCATTGGGTCTACGCGCCAACGCTTAACTGGTATCCATTCCTGGCTAGGGCCAGTTGATTGCCAGGTAACTCCAAGAACATCTTCTGCATCATCTGGCAGTGAGTATGTTGTAACCGCTCCATTAAATGTAAATGTTGTAGACTGAATAGACCACAACTTTGGAAAGACTGAGTTGATTGTATCGTTGATTGCTTGCTTAATACTTACTCTAGGAAATGTAGGAGCCAAGGTAACCTGTGCATAACGTGCATGTGGTGCTGGAGTTGTGTTTGAATACCCTCTGCCAAAGCCTGGGATTACATTTAGAGTGCTTGTTGTTTTATCAAACGAGTCAATCCAAAACAACTCATCATCAATCTCAACAATTCCTTTAGCAAGATTAGTAGATGAGCCAACTATAATTTCAGTACCAGTAGTTGTTAGCCCAGCAGGATTAGCAAGATAGGTAATGCGGTCTTGACGCATAGTATATCCAGCAAGGTTAGAGCGTACCTCATCAACCATATCTTTTAGTGTTGCCATTATTCCTCCGTTAGGGTTTCTTGAACTTTTGGTTCTGTAAACTTGCCAGTTTCTGGGTCGTAAGTCCACCCAATCCCCGCAGGGTTTTCAGCCGTGAACTCAATCAAAGTGCAGCGCAATGCCGCCTCTGTTGCTTCCTTATCGTCAACCATCACGATGTTATCAACTGTATTTCCACTCATCATTGCAAATGTAGGCATTTAGTTCTCCTTAGTAGTAAAGATAGATGACACCATTGCCACCAGCACCTGATGTGCCTGAGTTGTTAGCGCCACCGCCACCGCCTCCGCCGTCACCGCCAGTGCCACCAGTGTTACCTGATGCGTTACCGCCAGCAGCGATATAGCCAGCACCGCCACCACCTGCTCCGCTGGTATTAGTTGCACCACCTGAGCCTGTGCCACCTGAATATAAATCACCAGTTCCACCAGCACCGCCTGTTGTAATTCCTGTTGGTGAGGCTCCTGAGTTGAAGGCAGAGCCACCTCCGCCACCAATTAAACCGCGACCACCTGCGCCACCTGTGGCTGCCTGTGTAGCATTTGTAGAGTTTGCACCACCACCGCCACCTGTTGAAACACCAGCGCCGCCAGCGCTTGCTGTTGCAAGGGCTTGACTAGTTCCTGAACCGCCACTACTGCCATAACCTATGTTTGTTCCAGCAGCAGCCGAAGGTGCGCCTGTATAACTAATACCGCTTGCAGTTCCAGCGCGAGCAGTAGTTGTATCAACATTCCCACCACCACCTGCACCGCCCATAATTCCAGCAGCAGGCGCAGTTGATGTTCCGCGACCAGCAGCACCACCACCTGCAATTACCATTCCATAAATTGTTGCGCCACCAGGGTTTCCGTTAGATGCACCACCTGTAACAGTTGCTCCACCTGAACCTACGGTGCAAGTGTTTGTTACATAAGTCCAACCAGCAGAAAATGCTCCTGCACCTCCACCGCCACCTGCTTGAGCAGATGAGCCACCTGAACCGCCACCGCCGATGCACACTGCATACACGCGCTTGATGTTTGATGGGATTGTGACAGAGCCACTTGATGTGATTGTCTGTTGCAGTTTTAATCCAAAAGGCGTATCACTGAAAGATGGATTGGTATAAATGCTTGCACTCATTGTTTGTTCTCCTTAGTAGAAAATGTAAAGAATTCCATCGCCGCCGCGACGTGTGCCTGAACCACCACCAGCGCCAATGCCACCACCACCACCACCAAGTCCTCCTTGTGAGGATGTTGAAGCACCTGCGACACCGCCACCGCCACCGCCTACTCCGCCACCAGCAGTAATTTCACCAGTTAAAATGTTTATTCCAGTTCCGCCATTACCATTACCAGCAGGTCCATATGCACCACCACCACCAGTTAATCCGTTTCCTCCATTGCCGCCTGAAAAGCCACCAGTGGCACTACCTCTGCCTCCACCGCCTGAAATACCATTGGCACCATTGCTGATGGTAATAGTGCCACCGCCAGCACCTGCGCCAATATTATTTGCAGTTCCGCCTGGTACGCCCCAATAATTAGTTCCACCTGAGCCAGCACCACTACCGCCGCCGCCGAGTATTGCAGCCGCGGCATTTGCTCCGCCTCCACCTGCAATGATATGCCCATAGCGTGTAAAACCTCCGCTGCTCACATTTACAACTCCACCAGCCCCAACAATGCAAGTTGCGTTTGCCAATGTCCAACCCCAAGCAACACCGCCGCCTCCGCCAGCACCATTGTTAGCACCAAAATCACCGCCACCGCCACCAACGCAGATTGCATATACCCAAGTGATGCCAGCAGGGATTGTTACAGATGTTGTTCCAGTATTTACTGTGTGACGCAAAGTCAACCCATTAGGTGCAATAAAAGATGTGTTAGCAAAAGGCGTGACTGAGCCACTTTGCATACCTGTTGAAACAGGATTGCTTGCTTGCCCTTTGCGTACTGGATTGCTCACTGTTTGCTCCTAATAGTAAAGATAAATAATTCCAGCGCCACCAGTGCCTGCAGTAGTACCAGTACCAGCACCAGCACCACCACCGCCACCGCCTAAACCACCAGCGCCTCCTGTAGTTCCAGATGTACTTGCACCATTGGCTGCAATTCCTGCTCCACCGCCACCAGCACCATTAGCATTAGTTCCAGTACTTCCAGTTCCACCAGTATAGATAGTTCCATCTACACCAATACCATTACCACCACTACCACCAGTTCTTGAACCAGTAGTTGTTGTAGCACCACCACCGCCTCCGCCGACTAGACCTGAACCACCATTGCCACCAACTGCAGTTCCAGTAGATGCGGTGTAAGAACCCCCACCACCACCTGAAATACCATTTCCGCCATTGCCTGGTGTTGCGTTTGCAAAGTTTGTACCACCACCACCAGCAGCGCCACTGCCAAAACCGCCAGATGTAGCATTTCCTGTTGTACTGTTTACTCCAACGGCCCCACCTGGGATTCCCCAATAATTTGTCTGACCAGTAATAGGTGTAGTTCCAGTAGTATTACCTCCAGAAGCGCCCCCAAGAGAAAGTGTTGCGTTTGATTGTCCACCACCCCCACCACCTGCAATTACCATTCCAAATCGTGAGTAGCCACCAGGTGCGCCATTAGCACCAACAATGCAAGTATTTTGTGGAATAGTCCACCCCCAAGCAACACCACCACCACCGCCACCTGCAAATTGTGCCCCGTTACCACCACCACCAACAACGATTGCATAAACAAAGTTAATGCCAGCAGGAATTGTTACTGAACCTGATGAAGTAATTGTTTGGCGAAGTGTTAAGCCATAAGGAACAACAAAAGATGTTTGAGTAAATGGCGTGTAGTCATCACCGCGAACACTTCCCGATACTGGACCAGCAGATTGCCCTCTGCGGTTAGGAATTGCCATTAGGAAATCCTGTTCACATAACCTGAAATCGTAACAACAGATGCAGTTGCGGCAAAGGCTGCAACTGTGTTGGCTGCTGAGCCTGTACCCGTAAGTGGCAAACCAGCAACAATAAGAACATCACCTGATTGTGGTGCAAGGGTAATTGGCTTAGCGTGTTGAACTGCGCCAGTTCCACCGAATTGAACTGTCAGCAATACTGGTGAGGTTGAGGTATTGTTTGCATACAGCCATACCTCATCAAGAATTGATGATGATGTGCCTGTTGCATGGATAGTTGTACCAGTAGATGCAGTTGCAACCACTGTAATTGGTTGGCCCTGAGTTGAACCACTAAGTAATGTCTTTGTAAAAGTTGCCATTGTTTATTCCTATCCGAATACTTGGTTTGCTAAAATGTTTTGGTCATCATCGGTTGCACCGCCACCACCTGTTTGGGCTACCCATTGGGTGTTGTAATCTGTGCTATCAATCTTAGATAATACTTGTCCAGCAGTACCACCTACTGGTACACCTTGACCATTAGTTCCATTGGTACCGTTAGTACCATTAGTTCCGTTTGTACCTGCAGGACCTTGTGGTCCCGTATCTCCAGTATCTCCCTTTACGCCCTGGATACCTTGAATACCTTGAATACCTTGAGGACCTGTATCGCCAGTATCACCCTTGGGTCCCGTCGCTCCAGTCGCTCCCGTGGCTCCAGTTGGGCCAGTATCACCAGTGTCACCTTTAGGACCTGTTGCACCAGTTGCACCTGTCGCACCCGTTGCGCCCGTGCTACCAACTGCGCCTGTGTCACCCTTGTCACCCTTGTCGCCCTTGGCACCTGTTGCTCCTGTATCACCAATAGGACCTTGTGGGACTGTAAAATTAAATACTGCTGCACTTGTTGTACCAGAGTTAGTTACACTAGCAGATGAGCCAGCAACTCCTGTGGTTGTTGTACCAACATTAACTGTTGCTGCTGAACCATTAGTACCATTAGTACCTGCTGCACCTGTATCACCTTTGATACCCTGAATACCTTGTGGTCCAGTTGCTCCTGTTTCGCCTGTTGCGCCAGTAGGACCCGTAGCGCCTGTTGCGCCAGTTGCTCCCGTACTTCCAGTGTCGCCTTTATCTCCCTTTGGAAGAACAAGGTTTAATGTTTGAGTAGGAGTTGTTCCAGTAATGGTTGCACTGGCTGTTGCTCCAGAAGTTACTGTTCCAACAGATAATACGTTTGCTGGACCTGTATCTCCTGTCGTACCCGTACTTCCAGTATCACCTTTATCACCTTTAGCGCCAGTTGCACCCGTCGCTCCAGTAGCGCCAGTGGCACCAGTAGCGCCTGTATTTCCTACAGGGATAGTAAAGTTAAGTACAGCATCATTGGTTGTACCAGAATTAGTAATAATTACTGAGGTGCCCGCAGCACCCGTAGTTACAGTTCCTAAATCAACAGTTGCTGCATCACCCTTAGGTAGATTTAGATTGAGAGTTTGTGTTGGTGCCGTGCCTGTAATGGTAGCACTTGCTGACCCACTGCTAGTAACAGTGCCAATACTAAGTGTATTAGCAGGACCCGTTGCGCCAGTAGGTCCTGTATTTCCAGGTGCTCCCTGAGGGCCTTGGTCATTTGATAGTACAACTGTAGTCTCAGGATAGTTAATCTGTTCAACGATTACATCAATAGCCTCAGTGTCTGGGCTAATGTTAACTGAAATATTATCAGTTGATGCTTCTTGTACAACTACAATTGTTTCACTCATACGGTCACCGCAGGAGTTACCACAAACTTTCCTTCAAGCAGACGAGTTACTACTGCACCTGAGTTTAATACAAAGTCATACACATAACGGCTTGGGTCAAGGGCTGCTGTCTCTGTGCTAGAAAGTGTTACTGCAACTGTACCAGCAGAACCTCCAAGAACAATCTTACCATTGGTATTTGTTGCAGTAACTGACGCTGTAGTCGAGCCAACAAATGGACGCACTGTCATTGTCGCTGTGTAGTTGGTTAGGTTCCAAGCAACATCACCAGTCTTAATTGTAAACTGAAATGTAAATGTTGCACCTTGCTCGCATACTAAATTATGTTTTGCACTCATGACTATATGCTCCTTAATGCATCAGTTGCTGATAGTCCTGTAGTTCCAGCAAGTTCATTACAGATTGCATTGAGCATCTTGTAATCGTTAGGTTGGCGACCTGCGCTAGCCTTAATATTTAATGCAGCGATGATGCCTAGACCACTAGTAGAAGCATAAGTATTAGCCGCTCCTTGCTCAGACTTGTAAGCCGTTGGCAGTGGGTATGTACCACCGTTGGCTAGACGATTGAGTTCGTCAGCGAATGAAGTTCCTTCTATTCCTGGCATGTTACCACTTTACCTTATCTGCCCAATATGCGGCACTCATCTTACCCTTTGCAATATTCTTTGCATGACGTGCTTTGAAAGACTTCTGGCGGGCAGTTGGCTGCCTATCACCAGTCACACCCTGCTGACCAAAGCGAATAGTCTTAACCTTGCTACCTTCTTTAGCCACAACAACGTGACTCTTCTTGGGGTGGCTTGGTGTACGCTTAGGCTTGTTAAAGCCTGATACTCCTGCTCGCTTTAGTCTTGGGTCTGTCATTTTTTTCCTTTACTCTGTTCCTCGTCCACCCTGCCAGCCAGGAATCTTTGTGATGTCACCCTTTGCTTTAATCAATGCTTTTTCAAGGGCTGTAAGTTTCCGTGGGGCAATAGGATGTATGCGTGTTTTAATATCTTTAACTTGTGCAGGTTCTGACTTTTTCTTGGCAGCCATTACTTCTTGACCATCTTCTTTGCTGTCTTCTTGGCAACCCTCTTCTTCATTGGCTTGCCTGCCATCATTGCTTCTGCCTTAGCATCTGCCTTGCCTTTTGCTGTATATGGGAACTTCTTTTTTCCGACCATTGGCATTATACTTGTCCTATCTCTTTCATTACCGCTGCGGTTGATGGATTGATGTGCTTTGCATCTGGCATTGAGTTGGCGTTGTATGGCTTGTTCAATACCTCGGAGGCAGTTTCCGCCTCACGAATCTTTTGCATTGATGTGCCTCCAGGCTGAATGCCTTGGGCACGTGCGTCCTTGTATGCTGTCAGTTCCTTCTCGAAACGTTTACGTGGTCCGTTCCTTTGGCTGTTAGCATCACCTGTATTCATCTGTAGTCCTCTGGCTTTACAGCCAAAGCAATCAGGACCACATGTAGTGTGGTCTATATAGATATCATTCTCATCAGGAAATGGTTCTGTTGATGTAGCGTCACAATGAATACATCCATACAATGCTGAGTATGGAATCATGTCTCCGTCTACCAACTTGTAAGCCCATTCAAGAACCTTGCTTGCGTGTTCGTGTTTCATATGTCCCCTATATTGCTGTAAAGTTATCGGCTGTTACGCCTACTCCTCCATTAATTAAAGCAGTACGAGTTGCCTCATCTACTGTGTACTTACTGCCACCAAGATATACTTCTTGGAATGCTTTTAAATCAGAATCTAATAAGTAACGTGCTTGACTATACACACCATTAATTTTAACAATACTAATTCCACGTGCTAGTTTATAGAATCTGAAAAGTCGCTGAACTCCTTCAAGACCTTCATCGACACTTGGTGTCTCAAAAGTATATTCTGCCATGACTCCTCCTTTAGTGGACTCACCACCAGGCAGGGTTTCCCCTGCCCAGCAGTCAATTAACTAATTACTTAGCAGCGATTGATGAACCTGATGTGATGCGGAATAGTGCATCATCACGGTAGATTGAGAAGCCAAGTACGCCGTACCAACCCATTGGGCGGAAACGCATCAACTTATCAGTTACGTTACCGATAACTACGTGTGGCTCTTCTGCTACGGCTTCTGCCATTGCTTGTGCGCCTGCAACGATTGTATCGAATACGCGTGTTACTGGTGTTACAGTTAGAGTATTAGTTCCAACAGTACCTGAGTTAGCAACATCTACAGTTAGTGTAGTGTTAGTTGCTCCAACTGAAATAGCAGTAATCTTTGCAGATGCTCCGACGTTGGTACCAGAGATTTTATCTCCGACCTCAGCACGGCCACCGAAAGCACCATTTGCTACTACGATTGTGAATGCTCCAGATACTCCGCTTACTGCAGGAGAAGTTGATAGAGCAGTCTGGTCTGCACCAGTCTTAGCGTTGAATAGACGTGATGACTCTACGAAGAACGCGCCTTCGTACTCACCGATTTCGCCAGCCCAAATCTTGCTTGCCTCTGAGGCAGACTGTGCCTGTGGGTAGCGCCATCCTAGGTCGCCTGTTTCAGCGCGTAGGTCGTGTGAAACTTCTGGGTGGATACCAACCCAGTATGAGTTTCCGCGACGGCCCTTAGCCTTGTTAGAACGCAACTTAGCAACAGAACGACGAATGTCTGCTGAGTCAACTGTGTCCGCTGCATCTACGTTGGCAGTCGCTGTTGCGTTACCTGCGAAGATGTTGTTTGTACCTGTACGTAGTGTGTTCATTGCAACTGTGTCGATAGAATCGGCCAAGTTGTATGCAATGATATTAGCAATTGCTGGGTCTACGTCTGCAAGTGAGAAGAGTTCCAATGCGCGAGTTACTAGAACTGCGTTACCGTACTCATTAAGTGTCACTGTTACCTGAGTTGGTGTTGCCAGTGCTACTGCATCTGGGTCGACTGTCTCTGATAGAGTGGATGTCTTTGTGTCTAGGTCAACGTAGCGTTGTAGTACTACGCTTGAACCTGGCATTGCTTGCTTTGCTGGGCGCTTATCTGCGACAGAACGAATTAGTGGTTCTGAGCGGAGAGCGAACTCTAGAAGGCGGTCATATGCCTTCTGTACGAGACCAGCACCGCCAACTGTACCTCCGAGAGAGGATGCTGCTGTGCTTGTTGTCATTTGTTTTAGTCTCCTTGACTATGAACGGATATTATTGTTGTGACTGCATCAGGGCGAGGAGTTCCTCCATAGAGTCAGCACTGTTCATGCGATTCTCTAAGTCCTGTGCTCTGTCTGGGGTGGTAGCATTCTGAGTCATTACATCCTGTTGGCGTAGTGCCGCTAGGTTTTCTTGGTCAGGTTTTTCTGCTACATTCAAACCAAATAATTCGCCATTATCATTGAGCCAGTTAGAAACTGACTCTTCTGAGAAATCACCATCTAAATCCTTAAGGATTAGACGTGCTGCTTTTTGGTTCACACCCTTCTTTTCTAAGACTGCCTTGACGGTTGACTCACGCTGCGACTTGGTAAATGTCTCAAGTTGCTCAGTAAGTTCCTTGATACGCTTTTCATCAGAGCGCTTGGCTTTGCGTAACTTTTTAAGTAAGTCACTGCCGTCCATCTGCGCCTCATTATCGGTATCGAGGTCATCGTCTTCGTCGTCCCAGTAGTTGTTGCTCATAGCAACCCACCCTTCTATTCGTTGTTAGTCGCAAGCCTCAGTGTCTAGTCGGGGAACTAGGCTGGCTCTTGCTATCGGTCTATTACGCTGACGGGGCCGATAGGTCCGTTCAGGATTCTTTTGTTTAAATAATTCCTGCTACTGAGGAATTTCTTCGTCCTACTCCAGAGGAGCCACCATAACGTGCTTCTTCAAGAGCAATCAAACTTTGCTTCTTTCTTTCTTCCGATGCAAGTCCTTGAATTCTAGCCTTCTCTGCTTCCACCTGACCATACTGTGGGAGTCCTTGAGATATAGAACTTAAGAATTCCATTCGTGGAAGTTCTGTTGCAATTGCTTTGTAGTCTACATTAGCAGTTGCAGCAGTAGCACCTGATTGCATTGCTGCTTCAGTTCCAATTGTTCCACCCATTACATTTGAATACATGCTTGACTGTACAGAAGTTGCTGCTTCAAATGCCTGTAGTCCCTGCTTAAGAGCAGCGCCACCAATCTCGGCAGATGTAATCTTCTTCTCAAGTGCAGGCAGTTGGTTCCTAGGGTCAAGCATTGCTGCTACTAAATCTCCAGTAG